GCCACTCGACTGAGACCAAGTCCGCAGGACTTGTGATCGTGACCTCGTCCGGCAGGTCGCGCAGGGCCTGCCTGTAGGCGAACCAGGCGTCCTTCTTGTCTTGGCTGAGGTGCGCGTCGGCCAGGGCGACCCAATCACTGGCGGCCAAACGACGATTCCTCTCGGCTCTCAGTTGGGTCCACGCGGTGTCGAGCTTGGCCTGGACTTTTGCGGGGTCCGTGGTCAATGTAATTGACCCGTCCACCAGGACCGCCTGGTCTGTGAGGACGTCGAAGGGGATCTCACACTCGATGTCATCAAGGGCCCACTTCGATCCACCGTTGGTGTTGTACTTGAGGGTCACTTCAAGGGTCTCGGGGTCGACGCGGGCGAAGGTGGTACAGGTCATCTATTATTCAATGAGGTTTTTTAGAGCTCGGCGGATGCGGTCCAACCGTATCCAAGGAACGCCGGACCTAATGAACCACCTGACGTGTTATTCAAGTATCTCCATGCCGTCGCGGTCGAACCATCCAATGCGTTCCATGCCGTGGTCACGTTACCAGCGCTATTGTACAACACGATTGCCGGTGCGGTACGCATGGAAACTTGTAGGACAGGCCCCGATTGAATCCAATTAGCCGTACTACCTACCGCAATAGGTAAATAGTAGGCCCAATTACCCGACTCGGTGGCCGTCCCTGGAGCCGTCGCTATACTGTACGACTTCTGAAAGTACCTCTGACACAGCGCCAACTCCTGAGCGAACGGCCGGAACTCGAACGGGGTCGCCACAGTCCCGCGCTCGATCTGGACTCCTGTGAGATCGATGGAACCCGGCTGGCCGTAGAAATTGACGACGTTCCCGGCGGGAAGGAAGGTTTTGTAGTTTGCGCCGGTGACCGCCTGCCAAGCAAAATCGGCCGCGAATTTGTTAGTTACTGCGTTGCCCCGACGCATGAACGTGATCTTGAGACTTGCTGCCGTTGTCGTCACCCACGAGGAGCCGTTGGGTGGGGGTGGGATCGTGAATGTGTAGTACTGCCAAGCACTCGTGTTGACGGCGAACAGAACGGAATATAGATGGGTTTCCAGAGAAAAATTGTTATTAGAAATATCAAAGTAATGGTTTCCGGGGACTGAGCTGCGATACCAGAAGCTGACGGTCACGGGAGAACCGTACGAGGTGCCCCACTTGAGGTCCACGGTATTCAAACCTTCCACATGCTGTGCCGCGGCGTATGACCAATCGGGGATGATCTGTTGACTGAGGGTCGCTAGGCGGTAAAAATACTGGAGACCGGACTGAGTCGCCGGAGAATCACCAGCCGCCAAGGAATCTTGAGTCGCGGTGGCGACCAAAATCCCCTTCTGTAGAACCCACCGATCGACCGTGTAGCCACCTGCCGTGAAACTCGTCCCCCTCTGCGCGATCCGCATGTCCCCGTTGATGATGCGGTTGCGGAACCCGCCGAGGCCAGAGCCTCCACTGATCGTGCCGCCCACAATAAGGTCGCCGGCAACCTCCAAAGCGCGCTGCGGGTTGGCGATGCCCACGCCCACTTTAGAGTCATTTGTTACACAAATGCCTTCCTCGGTGCCGTTGAGGGTCCATTCGGCGATAGAAACGAGGGTAATCGAAACGACCTGATTGACAACAAGACGGAAATAATTGTATGATTGGGTGGCACTGGCCGTGAATGATTGCGTACCCGAGTTGGTCCACACCGTTATTCCGCTGCGTGAATCTAAAAGAGTCCAATTGAGTCCGTCGCGACTTCCGAGGACCCACCACCTGACTGGGGATTGCGAGTTGGCTGAATCTGCACTCGGCTGAATGGAATACGATGAAAGAATATAGGACGCAGGATTCTGAAGCTGAATCCATTCACCGGCATACGCGTTACCTAGAGTATCAACGGTCACGACCGACCCTATGTATGCACCTGCCGCGTATCCGCTATTACTCGTCCATTCAGTAGCGCCACCTGTATGAGGAACTTTATTGAATGCTTGCCATGCGGCTGCGTATGTCACGTTTAGGTACTCACTACTCGCACTCGCCACATACTTCCCCTGCCCGTAGGTCACCGAGGCGTTCGAAGTTGTATCGAGCAAATAAGACGACATGGGCGCCGGGGGATACGCGCGGACTATCTGAGTCGCACCGAGACTCACTGCATTGAGCCCGCGGCCCTGGACCTCCAAAGTGGTGCCGACCTGTCCGCCCAGTGATTTCAAAAGCAAAAGGGTCGAGGAGTCCGTTGCAAACGGCGCCGAGCCGTCCGCGACGTTGGGAACCGTGTAGGTCGAGCCGGTGTACCGCGCGACGTTGGACACGCGGAGGTCGGCGAGGTTGCCTGCGAGGTAAAGTGGCGATGAGGTCTGCCAAGTACCTATGTGTGTGGGAAATGTTGGATTAAATGTAGTGAAAGATGACGTAACGGGGTTGGATGCAACAGTTGATGAAGTTCCGGAAGTTCCCTGATAAATATTAGAGCGCACGCCATCATATGTCACAGCTATGTGCGTCCAGGTATTCAGTGCAAGTGCTGAACCCAGAAGCGCACCACCAGACAAGGCGTCGAGTCGTCCGTATCCCAGCCCAACCACACCCGTTGTCTGATTAATATACACACCTAGATCGTACCACCCAGGACCACTGCCAGGTTGTGACCTGAATAAAATAGGTTGAAACGTACTGAAACTCGACGTGTAGACCCACCCCTCAATAGTCCACGGCGAGGCCCAGATGTTAGAAGTCAAGACAGAGGACGCCGCGTTGCCGTAATCGATGTAGCCGGTGCCGTCGAAACGGATCGAGTCGAGCTGCGGGTACGTGGTCGAGTAGGGGCTGAGCGTGTTACTCGTAACACCTCCGATGGGTGTGGGTTCGGCGCCGTAGGCCGGAGTCTGTTGCGGAAGGACCGGAACATCAAAAAAGGACGGGTAGGTTGGCAGAGGGTACTGGGAGTCGAGGGACCAGGCGACGGTGGCGCCGGCGGGGACGGTGGCGAAGTTGGGGTTCAGGGTGCTCGTGAAGTTTCCGCTCGAGTAGACGTTACCGAGTGAAGGCGAGCCAGAGGTGCCAAATGTCAGACGGGCCTTGGCGATGGCGAAGTTTGGTGGGGTGAGAGTCACGGCGCTTCCAACGTAAATGGGGTTCAGGGAAGTGATGGCCAGGACCGAAGGCTGTGTTGGAGCGACGGTGTTGTTACCACCAGCCGGGGAGTAAGTGGCGTTGAGAGCCTGAAACGTACCGTTGACGGCCATGTAGATGTTCGAGCCGTTGCCCTGTACCATAATGTGGTTCCACGAGCCCGCGGTGATGACGGACGCGGCGGTGTTCGCCACCGAAGGCCCTCCAAGAAACAAACATAAACCTCCTACATTGGTGGCGCCGAACCCCCAGTCGTACGTACCGCCTCCGGGACCGTGTGACCACGTCAACGGACTGCTCTGAGCCGTTCCGCCGTTTGTTGCGTTTGCGAACGACGCGTAGTTGATCCACATTTCGAGACAGAAGCCAGAAGTGCGCCAATTCGTATCATAGGCTGAATTAGCCGCACTATAATAAGACCCCACCGTCCCCGGCAAGGTCAAGCACGGTCCATAGGGCGAAGTGGATGCGCCGGGGAAGTACGACGTCTGGAGGGTCAGGGTCAGGTTGGACGTGTAGCCGGTGTCCATGCCGGTTCGGTACGTGGGGGCGGTCGTGAAGGGGGCACTCTGAGGGCTGAATGTGGTGATGGGAACTATACACTTGGTCATGACGCGGACGTCTGCGACGTTGCCGGCGAGAGATTGAACTGATGCATTATTATCACCGGCGATATAGATGTTTGCGGTGGGTGTCACGCGCGGCCCGGCAACTGATACGGTTCCGGTCGTACCGCCAACGCCACCATTCACGAAACACAGTACCGTACCGGCAGTTAATCCAGTTCTGTTATAAGACCCTGAAACGTGATACCAAGTTCCAGCACTAAGAGTTGTTGCATTACTCGCCCTAAACAGAGACCCAGCTGTGTTGTAAACGTCAAAAGTTACAATGTTTCCACTGGTAATTTGCAGTGTAAAATCATACGTAGTACCATTTGTTCTAGCGGCCAAAATTCGCGTCACGCCCGTGGTGCTAATATTGACCCAAGCTTCTACAAAAAGATTTGACAATGCGAGATTTGAATAGTTTACAGAATGATTCGTACCCAGGTTTACAAACGACCCGGTAGTCGCTGGAACGTAAAGAGCCTGCGTGATTGTTCCAGTCGAAGTATTCGCTGTGATTTGAGCCGCGTTGCTCAAATAATTATTAATCAGCGAAGTGGTCGTGGTCAGAGGCACGGACCCGGTCACGTACTGAGAGACGTCCAGAGATCCGGCCGGGACTCTCTTGCCCAGGACGTAGGTCGACCCGCTCGCGTCCGAGGTGACAGTCACGTTCCCGACGAACGCGGTGGTTCCGTTGACCGTGAAGGTCTCCGTGAGTGCAGAGGGGTTGACGCCGCCTATGCCAACCGCGCCAGCCGAATAAGTCACCGAAGTTCCCTGTTGGCTCCAGGGGTTGGTCGAGGGCGAGACGTATGAGCCTACGGGTTTCAGAGAGACGAAGGTCGAGACGTTTGAAAGGCCCACGGTCGCTTGGGACCCTGGGAAGATGACGTCCACATAGTAATACTTGGAGGTGTCCGTGATGTTGAGGGGCATGGTGACGATCGTCGTGGGGTCCTGGGTATACATGGGTGCGTACTGGTACAGGTAGGGCCCTTGGACCGAAGGGGCGGTGTCGGACGCGAGCGAGCCCACGCCAAACAGGAGAGGAGTGGCACCGACGGCGTTCAAACACATGGAGACCTCGTAGATTCCCACCTGATTAACCTGAAAGTTGCCGCCGGACGTGACGGTCAGAGCCGTGCTCACACCACTCACGGTCCAGCCATTGGAAGAGGTCATGGCCAGGCGGAAGGTGTTGGAGGTGACGGGCGATGACAGGGTCGTGGTTCCGTAAGCGTTCATCAAAAGGC